ATTTTTTAAGTTTTAAAAGTTAAAAGATGGGGGCTATTACACCCCCTTCTTTGTATTATTACGATTGTCTAACAATGTCAGCTCCAACTCCTTGTTTAACCCCTCCAGAATATCTAGCAACCAATCTCATATTATCACTTCCATCTAATTGTGACATATCCATCAATTGGATTCTTGTAGCATCTGAAAGTAAGTCAGTTCCAAAGAATAGATTTGACTTTTCTGCCGCCACCATTTGATTGTCCACCATTCCAGGACATACAGCAATCTTGTAGCCTTCAAATACTGGCTCGTAGTCACCATTCATATTATAAGCGTTTACATATCCTAATGTCGATACTGCTGACACATAGAAAGCGTAAGTCTTAGCGTTCATATAAATATGTAAATCTTCTTTTCTTAATATAGCTGGAACGTTAGCAGCCATATCAGCTGTTAAAGTTTGTAAGTTAGCTATAATGTTTGCTGCTGTATAAGCACCAGAAGCAGAAGATTGAATTACAGTTGCATCTTGACCTGGTAGTAAGTACCCTGCTGCTGAAACAAATCCTTCAAATTCTCCTGTTGTAGCTTCAGTACCATTCCATATAGAAGTTTCAGTTGCGTTTGCAATTATTTCACCCATATAAGAAATTACATAGTCATCAAAAGATGCTGGTGGCGGTGCACCTGCTCCTGCTCTCATTTGCATAGCTTCCCAAGAATCTAACAAAGTTTTCTTACATAAGTCAAGATTAATTTGTAGATTTTTTGGAGTTAATACAGCTTCAGTTAAAGCCAAAGTTCCAGCGTCAGTAAAGTCGCAACTTGCGTCTTTTACTAAACCAGAACCTGCCATTTTCTGAATGTTGCTTTTGTACTTTACATTTTCAATTATCGTTAAATAGTCTAACGAAGTCGCTTCTTTTAAAGCTGCTGAAATATAGAATCCAGCTGCCTTCCCTGCGAAATTACTTGTTGTAGTAAATGCCATTTTGTTTTATTTTTTAAAGTTTATATTAATTATTTATTTAAGTTGTATAAGAATTTTTCTTGTCTTGACAACCTATTGTATTCTTTTTTACTTAGTGCTGGCTTTTCTGCACTAAACTTATTTAAGTTAATTGGTGCATCAGCAGGACTTGCTGCTAATTCAGTTTTTAACTTTTCGTTTTCAGCTTTTATTGCTTCAACTTCTTCAGCCGTAAACTCAACCACTTCAGTAGTTTTTATTGTTTTTGGGTTTTTAGAAGGTTCTTCTACTTCTTCAGGAGTTTCTTCAGACATTTCTTCAACATCTCCTTTTTCTCCGATTTCTTTTTTAATATCAGAAATAGCATCTTCTAAGTTTTTGATTCTTTTTTCCATACCAGCCCAGTCATCAACAGCTGCTTCATCATCATCTTCTCCTCTGTCTTCGCCTAACTCCTCTTTTGTTTCTTCGCTGTATTCTTCTTTTTCTTTGTCAGCTTCGATTTCTTCTTCAGTTTCAGACTCCATCACCTCTGATACAATGCCTTCCGTTTCTACACGAAAGCTAACCCCTGTTTCAGTTTTGTAAGTTCCTGCTGGTAGTAATATAGTCGTTCCATCTTCAGTAAGTACCGAGATGTCAACACCAGATTCTAATTCTTCGGCAGTAGAAACATAAATTGTACCATCTTCACCTTTCGCCTGCCAAGCTAATTGTACTTCTTTTTCAGCTTTATTCAAGCCAAGTGCTACTAAAATTTGTTCTTTTAAATCCATAATAGTTTCTAATTTAGTTTTTTTTATAGTGAGTATGTATTATATAATAGATTTTTTTTTATTTATTTGATTTGTTAGCATCTAAAATTATCTCATTTAATGCTTTAAGTATTTCTTCATCTGTCGGTTTTCTGTGTTGCATAGCTTCAAACTTATCAGTAAAATAGCCTTCTATTGACAATCCCTTCAATTCACCATCTTTTATTTTAGACCATAAATCATCATTATTGATTTTCATTTTAACAAACCAAGTTCCGTTTGGTAGGTCGTAGCCGTAGAGTTTAGACTTATCACTATCACCTTCTTTTATCCAACTCTCAACAGTCAATACACCGCTTACTCTGTCTTGGTGTTCGTATGTTGCTTTATGGTGATTGTTATTCTTTAAATAAAGCTCACTAGCTTTTCTAACTGTTTCAGGACTAAAATAGACATAGTATTCTGAATCAGTATTAGGGTCGTATCTGAATATCTGCTTATTAGGAATAAGTGCAGGACTAACTAGCATTCTTTTTTCTTCGTCAACCTTAGCAAAAGTCAAGTTATTTTTCTCTTTTCCAAAAAAGACAAAGTCTTGTTCTATTGCAGGTGCGTTTACTAATGATATTGCATCTATTGCTAATTCTTCAGCGTCATCTGCTATTATTAATTCTACTATTCTAGTGGTTTTTAGGTTTTCGTAATAATCTTTATTTGCTTCTTTACATTCAGCAATAGTTTCATATTCACATTCACCTGTTTGTCCCCACTTTACGTTTCCGTCTTTACATTTTTTACAAGGCATATTATATAATATTTATTTTGTTAATTTATTTGATTTTTAAATTGTAGCCCTACGTCTTATCCTAGCCAATCCATTTTGACTATTTGTTATTTCATCTGTAACTACGTAGGCTTGTATTGGTTGTTGTTCTTGCGCGCCACTTAAAGCAAATGTACCGCCCATCATTTCTGGTGAAGGGTCAGCATCTCCTTCTGCAGCTGTTGCTGTTTCTGCTATATTTCCAGAACTAGCTGACATAATATTTTGAATTGCTTTTGCACCCATTATACCTACAGTAGTTGCGTTAGCTAATCTCATCCAAAAAGGTAAAAGTTTGTCAGCGACAGATGTTGCTCCCATTGCTGCCATAATACCTTGTTGAGTGTTAAATATTGTTTGTGTCACGGCTACAGCTTTTCCTAGTTGCTCATTTTCTCCAGCTAAAGCAGATAAAGCTCCGAACGCATTATTTGCCAAATCTACTTTTGCTGTATTTACAGCTTTGTCAAGTTCTTCTTGTTTTTTAGCTTCGTCCTCTGCAAGTTTCTCTCTTTTCTTTTTATATAAATCAATTATTGCTGTTTTTTCTATTTGGTTATGCTCTAAGTTTTCGATACTTTTTAGAGCTGCCGCTTCTTCTAAGTCAAGCTGCTTTTCTAATCTTTCCTTTTCTCCATCTATACTTAAAAGAGTAAACTCATCTAAATAAAATTGTAGATTTTCTAGTCTTGCTCTTTCATCTTCACGTTGCTCTTTATCAAATTTATCTGTAATAATTTGTATGTCTGAATTTTTAAGTTTTTCAAGTTCTTTTATAATTTTAGTTTGCTGCTCTTTTGATAGCTGACTATTTTCAATTATTTTCTTTTCTGCCTTAAAAGCATTTATAACTCTTGCCTTTTCTTGAGCTTCCTCTGTTTTAAGTTTTCTAATATTTAACTCCTCTACTACTTTATTATTTTGTCGTATTAAATCGTTGTTTTCTTTTCTTATTTTTGCTCTCTCTTGTTGTGCTTTTCTTTCTCTTGCTCTTCTGTCGCTGTCTGCTTTTCTTCTTATTGCATTTGTCTTTCTAATTAAAACTTGTTGCGCTCTCGCTTCCTCTCGTCTTATATTAGCTAGAGCTATTTCTTTTTGCGCTAAAATATCTAAATCTGCCGCCATATTCTTAGACATTTCCATCTGTGCTTTTTGTATTCTTACTGCTTCCTCTGCGTGTTCAACTCTTTGTGCCATTTGGTCTGCTTCGATTGCACTTGCGTCTTCTAAAGCCTTTATTCTTTCTTCTTCCGTTAGTGTTAAATCTTGAGATTTTAATTTTAAATCTTCAACTTCAGCTTTTCTTTTAGCTGTTTCCACATTTAATTGCCTTTCGCTGTCAGCTAAGTCTTGTAATGATTTTTTTAAAGCAATAGCAAGAGCCGTTTCTCTTACCATTTCATCTCCTATTCCTGTAAATGTATCTCTCATCCCCCTAAGTCCGCCCATTATATCTCCAGAAAATAGAGTACCCACAGCACTAGCAAAATCTGTTATCCTGTCAACAATAACACTTACAGCCGCCCCAAGACCTGCAAAAATTCTACTTAAAGTTTCTGCTCCTGCTTTTGTTTTAGTAAACCAAGTCATTAAAGTTCCAAACGCCACTAATAAAGCCCCAATACCTGTGCTTATTATACCAGCCGTTATTGTGCTAAACATAGCTTTTGCCGTTGGTATTATTTTGCTCATTGTATTTCTAATACCATTAAGCGAAACGCCCATTACTTTGTAATTCCCTATACTACTTGTCAGTAATTGGTCTGATTCTTTTTGTGCATTATTATATGCTTTTACTTCAGTTGTCGCTGCTTTTTGTTGGTTTTTTAAATCTTTTAATGTGTTTTTTTCTAAATTTAAAAGTTCTGTTGTTTCTGCTATTTTTTTATTCAAGGCAGGCATACCAGCACTCCAACCACCTTTCACCATTTTGTCTTGTTCTGCTTTTAACTTAATTAAGATTCTTTCTTGTCTTACAATTTCTTCATTTTGTATTTGTATGCTTTCGTTGACCTCTGACAATTGTTTACGCCAATCTACAGTATCTTTTGTTGCAGACTTGATGTTTGTCTTTACGTTCATTACTAATTCGTCATTTTGTGCCATTTTAAAAAGTTATTGAGGTTGATATTAATTCGTGTATATATACTGTTGCGCTCCAAATATTTGTTACATTATTTCTGTCAGAAACGGCAATCGTAATAGACTTCACGTCTGTCGTAGAGCTGTCTGCCATCGCCTTAGTTCCATTAACTCCAATCTTACCTATGTTTCTAGTAAAGCCAACAATAAACGCCATATTGTACGAATTATCTATTTGTACAACGCCCTTAATGTTAGCATAAGAATAGTTTCCAGCTGTTCCAGCAGAACCTCCAATCTCTAGTCTTGTTACGTACATCTCAAAACCAACTATTGAATTATTTTTTACGTTTATAAAACTTGAGCCATCACCGTTTACTGTTAAATTTGTTGTAGAACTATCTGTCGTAACACCAGAAAGATTTACAACGGACATTTTTCTATCGGCATAAGCCTCTGTACTTGCGTAAGGAATAGCGTTCAAACCACCACCTACACCCATTTCTCCGTGAGTGTTAATATTACACCCAACACCTAAGGACACTCCAGCATTTATGTTTTCAGCTATTGTGTTATTGTTACCATTAATCAAACAGTCATTATTATATCCATATATAATGTTAGATGTTCCATTAATCATTGTTGTTAAAGAGTTTTGACCAGTTTGATTTTCTTGTCCGTTGATTTTGCTTTCTTTATTTCGTATCGCTGGCTCTAAAGCGTTTGTACGCGTAAAAGAACGGCAACTAGCTGTATCAGGGTCGTAAATATAGCCATACGATTCGCAGGTTGGTTGATTGACTTTCATATCAATATTAGTTCCGTCAGTAAAAAGAACTTCACCTGTTAAAGTAACTCTGTATGGTTTTACGTTCTGCCCAATTAAGTATGGAGTTGTTTTTGGCATTATGGTATAAGTATTAGTTCTAAAGTTGATATTGCGTAGGGCTTATAGTCTATTTTATTAACTCTATATGCTCTGTTTTTGATATACACAAATTCTGTAAATTTAAACCCAGCAACATCTGCTGCTTCTAAATTTGCTTTTACTTTTACTATTCTAGTATCTGGATGATAAAGTTCGTTAATATATTTCGACCAAAATCTACTATATAAATTATTAACAGGTGGCGCACCTACTTCTTGATTCAATTGATGACTCCAAAATAAATAATCTTGAGTAGTATTGGTAGTTGGTACTGTGCTTAAGTGACTAAATTGCAAATAAGTATCAACATCAGCAGCGGCTACTCCGTTTTGTAATGGGATTCTATATGTACTAGAGCCAGTTGGACTTGCGTTTACAATAGTTTTAACGCCATTATTGTAAAATATTCTTGGAGAATTATCGAAGGCTTTTGTTTCGCCATTTTCTTCCATTGTGTATAGTGTTGGAACTATAAAATTCAATCCATTTCTTAGTGGCATCATTACACTAGCAGCGAAAGGGGTTGCACTTATTTCTTCTGTTCCATCTAAAGCTGTAAACCCTGAATCTCTGATGAAGGCTCCATACATAAAATTACTTCCAATTGCTTTTTTAAATACATTATAAGCGTAATCATCATCATCTTCTGCGTATCTAAAGTGAGTATATCTTGACAAAGTGTCTACTGGTTTTATTTCCATTTTTGACATATCCACTTTTTCAGTCCAATCATAATTAATACTTCTATCTTGCAAACTATCTCCAGCCGTTACAGAAAATAAATCATCATACGGTTCTATTACTAAATTATTTGCTTTTGTAGGGTCGTCTAATATTATTAAATTAAACATTTTCATTAAACCCTGAAAAAAGTCCCATTGATTAAGGTCGCCCCTTGATTCATATAATAATGCAACAGGGGTTGCCGCTGCGTTGTCCGCTGTTAAAGTAAAAGTTACTAATCCAGCTGAACTTGCGTCAAGTCTGATTTTGTTACTAGTTGAGACTTTATATCTTACTTTTAAGTATTCTCCTGCGTTCATATTTTGAGATACTGAACCTTCCCACGTTTCAGTAGAACCAGAAGTTATTGCTGTATCTAAATGGTCTAAAGCACCAAGGTATACTCCATCAGAATTATAATACGCAATCTCTAAACTACAAGAGTATGTATATACAGTAGCAGTGCTGACAACTCTAATACTCCAATCAAAAGTTATATCTGTATTGTTTGTTGGGCAAGTAAATCTATAGTTTGTGTTATCCCAATCCGTAGAAACACCAGCAACTGTAGATGTAAACGGAACAGTTTTCCAGCCGCAACATTGAAATTCAAAATCTCCTATATCGCTGAATTTGTATTCCTGTGTAAAACCTCTACTAAAATTAGCTAACGAACCACCGTACCTATTGGAACCCCAATTAAAGTCCATATACAACTCATTAAATTCAGCACCATCAAAAAAGTCAGATGTATAACTGTAACCAGATTCGGAAAATATTTTTTGTATTAAATATTTAAGCGACAAACAAGGTCGAAAGCCTGTCTCAAGTTCCGCCATTTTAAAGTCTATTCCCCCTCCAGGCTGATAGATATTATGACTCCAGTCAATGTATGGGTATTTAATTACTTTTGTAACCTGTGTGTTAGGTCCGTTATTCGCAAAAGACGTTGCGTCAAGAGGTTGGTCTAAGTAAACACCATCTGTCCAACTTAATACAATATTTGACCTATCGTATTGATGTTCTAACTCTTCAAAATCAATATCATTAAAAGTCCTAGTCTTTAAAGTGTCAGCAAGAGAAACAGACAAAGAAAAAAGATTTACTGTATAACTTATTTCACCATCTACATCTTTTACGTTTGTTAATTTCAAGTAGCCCTCAAATACTACTAGTGAATCTTGTTTTAAAATAGCTAAAGTCTTAAGGTACGGATTGAAAACTACTCCATCATCTGCACGAGTAACATCAAACATATTATCAAATATCTTATTATTTCTTTTTGTAGCTGGTAAATCAAAAGACTTTGAATATGATTTTGTTTGCTCTCCAGCCTTAAAGAAATTGTCGGCACTTAAAGTTAGAGGTATTGATTCTTCTTCGTATAAGTCAACCGCAACTTGTCCATCATCAAAATTAGCATAATACGCTGGAGGATTTGCTGGACTTGCTTTTACACTCATTGTATTTATAACAAGATTTGCCGCTGTTCCGACATAATCAATTGATACAATAGGGTCTCTGTCTGGTGATGTAAAATCCCAACTCAAAGTAGTTCCAGATGTTGCCATTGGAAAAGTTCTTCCG